AGAACTCGACCTCGGGGTGGATGAATCGCAGGTCAACTCGGTCGGCAAGGATGAGCTGGTCGGCATCCGGGGTACCCTTCAGGTGTTCACCCGGAACGGCTGGCAGAACATCAAGAACGTCAAGATCGAGGACGACGGCACCAACGAGTACGCTGCCGAGGCAGCGGCTGAGCCGGAGGCCGAGGCTCCCGTAGCCAAGGCCCCTGCTGCTCGCGCTCCGCGTGCCGCTGCTGCCAAGGCTCCCGCTGTCGCGCAGCAGCGCGCGGCGGCTGCCGGGGTGAAGGCCAACCCCTTCGCCAAGCCCGCACAGGGCTAGTTAGACTGGGTGCCCTGCCGACTTCCCCCGATCCGGCAGGGCATCCTTCGGGACTGTAGCTTATGGAATGCTCCGGCTCATGACCGGCCATAGAGGTTCGATTCCTCTCAGTTCCACGGACACACGCACGATTGGAAATCGCATTGGACGAGACGCAGGAACTCACCGAGTTCTTCGAGTACATCTGGGGCACCGAGCCGCCCCTCGACAAGGCCTGCTTCGTCTACCTGCCGCTCAAGGAGGACGACGGCAGTCCGCAGGGCAACTGGACCAAGTTCATGTTCGCGTGGCCCCGACAGAAGGCTGCTGTCGTGCGCCACGTGCTCAAGTACGCGGCCAACCCCAACGTGGACGTGTTCTACTCCCCGGCGCTCTTCGGCGCGGCCATCCCGAAGAAGGAGAACGTGATCGGGAGCTGGGTCCTTTGGGTGGACTTTGATGGCAACGCCCCGACCGACTGGACCGATCTCGTAGACGACCTGAAGGTGCCCGAGCCGACACTCGTCATCCAGTCCTCAATCCCCGGCCACGAGCACACCTACTGGAAGCTCTCGACCTTCCTCGACATCCCGACCACGCTCGAAGAGCGCAACCGCTCGCTGGCCTATGCTCTCCACGCCGACACCAGCGGTTGGGACGCTGACCAGATTCTGCGGCCCCCGTTCACCATCAACCGCAAGAGGGACATCCCCGTGACGATCAAGAGCTGGGCATGAGCGACGACCACGACGAGCATCTCGCCATCCACAAGCAGTTCATGAACCTCTCATTGCCCAACGAGTACCTGACGAGCGTCTATGACGGCCTTACTCAGCACGTCAACGAGCACTTCAACATCCTCAAGTACGGAACAGAGTGGGCGCGCAAGAGCCATACGGTCAAGCATTCTGTCGAGGACCTCACAGCGAAGCAGGCAGAGCGCGATGAGTTCTTGACCCGTTGGAGGGCGCTGAACGAAGAGGGTGAGGCCAAGGGATGGCTTGAGGACTACGGAGACGGCCTCTTCCCTGTCGAGTTGCCTGAGTTCACCTACGAGACCGTCTATGACGAGACCGAGGAAGAGTGGGAAGCTCGCAAGGCCACACTTCCCGAGACAGTGACATTCCGTGTCATTTCAGACCGCAACGTTCCCCCCGGTGAGAGTTTCATCGTGCCGGATGACCTCTCATGAGCACGACATACACGCTGGACGACTTCAACCTCGTCCCGAGCGCCAAGGAGATCGTCTACGGCAACGTCGATCTCGAAGCCCTGCCCTCTGTCGAAGAGGTCCAGAAGCTCGCGCGCTGGACACCCGACATGCTGGAGCTGTTCAGCAAGGATGCTGACCACTTCGCAGGCGTAGCCGGTGAGAAGCAGGACCGCTCAGCAGCGATGGCGCGGCTGGCCTACTACGGCGCTGAGATGGGCTGGGACGACCAGCAGATCGCTGCCGTGCTCTACGACGCCGACGACAGGTGGGGCAAGTACAAGGATCGCCGTGACCGTGAGAAGCGCCTGCTCGACTTCGTGAACCGGGCGCGCGCCAAGCACGGCTATTCGACAGTGACGGCAGTAGACCTGAGCCGCTTCGCCAAGCGCGAGTTCGAGGTAGTCGAGCCGGATCAGGCCGCTCGGCCACTAGTGTGGGGCTTCGATGACTTCGTGCAGGCCGACTTCCCGATCAATTGGATGCTGGAGGGGCTGCTCGCACAGGGCGGCCTCGGCCTCATCACCGGCTTCCCCGGCACGGGCAAGACCCAGTTCGGCATCGCCCTCGGCGCGCATCTCGCGCTCGGGGCTGACAAGTTCCTGAAGTGGGATAACGTGTCGGGCCACAAGAAGGTGCTCTTCCTGTCGCTGGAGATGGGTCCGGCCCCGCTCAACCTCTTCATGACGACGATCTCCAAGGGCTACAGCGACATGCGGACTCTGAACAAGAACCTGCTCGTCGGGCCGTTCGGTGAGCCACTCCCGCTCGACACCAAGGAGGGGCAGGCCTTCCTCAACAACCTGCTGGACGAGTACATGCCGGACGTGATTATCATCGACTCGCTTCAGGCTGTGATCTCGAAAGAGATGACCGACGAGTTGAGCGTCAAGGCGTTCTTCCACTACCTGTCGGTTGTGCGCGAGAAGTACCGTTGCGCGATGGTCGTCATCCACCACAACCGCAAGAAGTCGAACGACAACCAGAAGAAGGAGATCGAGCAGAGCGATGTCTACGGCTCGACTTACATCGTCGCAGAAGTTGACTTCGTGTTGTCACTTTCCCTGCCCGAGCCGTCGAACACCAGTCTGCTGAAGGCGACCATGCTCAAGACGCGCCTCGGCAAGCAGATCACTCCGTTCGAGATGTACCGGGATGAGAACCTCGGCTTCTCCATCGACTTCGACAACCTCATGCACCAGTTCCCTGTCAAGGAAGGCACGGCACCCCTCGATGTCTAACTCTCACCCCGAATACCGTGCGGTGTTCTCGTATCCAGCGAGTTATCTGGGGCCGATCGAGGACAGCTATGGCCCTCCCCGGCTCTCTGAGAAGGAGACCGAGCAGGATCGCCCGTGGCGGCCTGAAGAGTCGCTGGGATGGCGAAGTGGGACCCAGACCCGCGAGGTAACCGATTGGGCCGCGACAGATGCCTAAGAGCTACCGCGAGGATGAGGGTGTAGCCCTCCTGACGGCCCTGTACGAGCGCCCGGACGTGCCGATGGCCGCAGACACCGAGACGACCGGCCTGCGGGTCGCTGACCCCCAAGGAGACCGCTGCATCGGGGTCTCCATCGCCTGCGTCATTGACGACGTGCCCTACAGCCACTACTTCGCGACAGATCACTCGACAGGGGTCAATGTTTCACGTGAAACGGTCGAGATGCTGGAGTACGTGCTCACCCAGCCCGAGCGCCTGCTGATCTTCGCCAACGTGCAGTTCGACATCGCCTCCATTGAGACCATCGACGGCACGCGCCTCGATGATACCGACTTCATCGACATCTGCACGATGGCCCACCTGTGCAACGAGAACCAGCCCCGCAACAAGGGTGTCGAGTCGCTCGCGCAGTGGTATCTAGGCGAAGAGGGCAAGATCAAGGACGACTTCGTGGAGAAGGAGAAGAAGTCCGGCAACAAGAACATCACCCCCGAGCAGATGTGGGACTACGCCTGCATGGATGCCGTCTCTACGTGGCGCATCTGGTTCCAGCTACTCGATCACCCGGTCTGGAAGGCCCTGCCCGAGAACATCTGGCCGGATAAGCAAGAGCTGATCCGCACCCTGCTGGAGATGAAGCGCAGGGGTGTCAAGATCGACCAGCGCGTAGCGCGCGAGAACGTCGCTGAGGGCGAGAAGCGGATGAAGGAGCTGGCCAAGGAGCTGGGCTACCCCGCGATCCCCAAGAAGCCGACTCGGATGTACCCGAACCCTGACCCGGACCCGCTGCCCGTGCTTGGCCCCATCGCATTGACAGAGATTTTCATCGAGCGACTCGGCCTCCCCGTGCTGAAGAAATCAGCCAAGACGAACAAGCCCAGCTTCGACAAGACGGTGATGGAGCAGTACGACGAGATGCTGGAGCTGCTCGACAGCAAGGAAGCAGCCCTCGTGAAGGAGTACAGGGGCTGGCAGAAGGCCGTGAGCGCCGCGTACAGGCCCTATCTGGAGCTGGTTGGGGCTGACGGGCGGCTCCGGTGCTCCTACAAGACGCACGGCACCGTCACAGGCCGCCTGAGCTGTTCAGAGCCGAACCTCCAGCAGGTCCCGAAGAGCAGTGACAAGGCGTGGAACGGCAAGGTCAAGGAGTGCTTCATCGCACGCGAGGGTTACACCCTCATCAACGCTGACTTCAGCCAGCTCGAACTGCGCCTCGGCACGGCCTACGCGGGGGAGGCTGGCCTCAAGCAGGTGTTTGAGGAAGGCCGCGACATCTTCACGGAGATGAGCAAGCAGCTTGGCATGGAGCGCCACGACACCAAGACGCTGGTCTACTCGATGCAGTACGGCGCGGGCATCAATCGGATCATGACCGCCTTCGGCGTCACGAAGCCCCGTGCGGACCAGATCAGGAACAATTACTTCAACTCCTACCCCCTCTTCAAGGTGCTGGCCGACAGGTGCTCGGCGTCCGCTGAGGCCACCGGTAAGGTCAAGCTGTGGACTGGGCGCTACCGTCACTTCCAGTTCGCGAGTGAGAGCTTCAAGGCCATGAACTCGGTCATTCAAGGCGGGGCCGCCGACATCGTGGAGCGCGTGATGGTGCGCTGCTTCCGCGAGCTGGACAACCCCGACTGCCAGATGCTGCTTCAGGTCCACGACAGCATCACGTGGGAGGTCAAGAGCGAGCTGGTCGAAGAGTACATCCCCCGCATCAAGGCCCTCATGGAGGACGTGAGCGGCACGGTCAGGCACGACGACTTCAACGTGCGGTTCGCTGTGGATGTCGATTTCTGGACCGAGCGAGAAGAGCGCGTCTACAAGGAGTACATGGGGTTGGCAGCATGAGCGCTCGGGGAACGTCAAACACCAATGTCAGAGGCTCAGCCGCGTCTCGGCGGGCACGCAAGGCGTGGCTGCTGGTCACCTTCGGGGACGGCTACACGGCCCCCTGCTTCTACTGCGGGGAAGAGCTGGACTGGTTCACGATCACTGTGGATCGCATCGTCGCGGGCATCCTTGGTGGCACATACCGTAGGGGTAACATCCGACCAGCCTGCATGAGGGACAACTCGGTCGAGGGCAGCAAGCTCCGTGACGAGCTGAGAAGGGCACGAGCATGAATGTGTCGAGACCCAGCGAGATGCCTGTGAACTGGGATAAGGCTATCCACATCAAGAGCAAGCGCGGCGAGCCGCTGGAGGCCGCACGCATCTACGGGTGGGACGCATTTCGTGTCCGTACCCGCTACTCAAACGGGAAGGGAATCATCATGGCACTGTCGGAGATCGACCTCAAGAATCGGGTACTGCGAAAGTGAGCTTCGTTGTCAGCATCGACCCCGGAGACACCTGCGGAGTGGCTCTGTGGAGTGAGCACGGGCACCTGCACTGGAAGCGCAGCATGTCGCTCGAAGAATTCGAAGTCTGGGCTGACAAAATTGACGTAGAAGTGTCAGTAGTTGTCTGCGAAAACTACGTCTCTCGTCCCGGCCAGCGGTACGAGAAGAAGGGGTCGAAGATGAAGGCCTCACAGGGTCTCGGCATGGCTAAGCTTCTCGCTCGCAGGCTCCAGGCCAAGTTCGTGCAGCAGCAACCCGACATCCTCCGCATCACCGCCCTGCACGCCGGGATCAAGGTCCCGCAGAAGGGCCACATTGACGACGACGTGAGCGCCTACCTGCACGGTTTCCGATACTTCGTGTCAATCGGCACGCTCAAGCCCGTCTTGCAGCAGGGGAGCTAACACCCTAAGCTGTAGGTACGTGCATCCAATCGCGTGTGTGGCCCCTTGCCAGTCTCCCTTCGGGGGTGTGAAGCAAGGGGCCTTCGCTTTGCGCTAGACGCGCTCGGGGTACTTGAACTTGCGCTCTCCGTCACCCTCTGCGACGGACGTGACCCACAGGGAGTCGTTGCCGTCGAGGAACACCTGACCGTTGACGCTGGCCTCTGAGGTATCCCCCCAGACACGGGTGATGAGCATCGGGAAAACGTCTCCCGCGTGTGCTGCGTTCCCGACATGCACCTGCACTCCAGTCGAAGCATCTCGATGCTCCGCAAGGTGCGCCTGCGTGTCGGCCCTGCGCTTGTTGATCGCCTGAGCGTCACCCTCCGTGAGGGTGTAGCGAACGATCCTGCCAATGGCGTGTGCCATGTCTCTACCTCTTTCTTAGTAGTGGGACAGAGGGCAGTTTATCGCTTGCGCCGGAACCGAGCCAGCCATGCCCAGCGATTGAACGGATAGTGCTTCTGCACTCGCATGAGCTGGATGACTTCGACCCAGTAGAAGTACACGATGGCCGAGAACACCACGAGCCGGACGTACTCACGGCCAATGTAGGAGACCCCGAAGAAGATGCTCAGCAGCACCACGATGACGAGGCTCAGCAGCGCGAGCTTCTTCCTCATGTTGTTCCGGCCCTCAGGGGTGATGTTGTAGGGCGAGAACAGAAAGTATCGGACGACGAAGAATCCGATGGGAACGAGAGCGCTGAGCAGCACGAAATCCGCGACGTTGTTGACAAACTCAGTCATTGATCTTGCCTCCATAGGCAGCGTACAGCAGGTCCCGGTAGTGATTGCGGGTGTAGTGCCCGTTGACCGACTCCACCACCTGCTTCACGCCCTCGACACGGCCCTCGGCTGCTCGCAGAGCCTGTCGGCTCTTCTCGATGGCAGCCTTGCGCTCCACCACGTCGTCAGGAACGACCGGAATAGTGGGGGCTGCCTTCTTCTGGAACCAGCTCATGAGTCAACCCTCTCACGTCCCCCAGTTTGGGGGGTAGGCAGACTGCTGAGAATCTTGTCCACCGAGGCACCAACAACGGTCAGGTCGTCCACGAGAGCTTGAAGGATGTCACCCCGCTTTTCGCTCAGCTCCCACGCTGCCTTATAGTCGTCGCCTCGCTTGATGGCTTCCGCGATTCGGAGGTTCTGGACCCCGAGCAGGGTTTCGACAGTAAACCTTGAGACGATCCAACCGCGAGCGAAGCTCGTGATGATAACGGCAATGGCCGACAAGCTGAGCGTGATTGGCGTCAGCGGTGACGCGGCAATCGAGTCGATCCAGTCCATTCGCTACTCCCCCGGCAACCTCAATGCGATGCCATAGACATTACCGTAGACCTTGGCCCTCTGGGTCCTGCCGGTGGCACCGTTGGCTTCGATGATCTCCCCATTTCCCGCGTAGACAGCAATATGAGTGCCATCCTTCCACGCCACGAGATCACCGGGCCGTAGGTTAGCAATGCTGGTCCGCACACCGGGAATGCTCTGACCCTGCGCACGAGCGCTATGAGGAAGCTTGTAGCCGAGCTGGTTGTAGATGCTCATCACGAGGCCCGAGCAGTCAATTCCCTTGGTCGTGGTGCCTCCGAGAGCGTACTTAGTCCCGACGTAACTATTGGCCTGAGCTAGGGCTTGGTTTCGAGAGCTGCTCAACGTCCCGTCAGGCTTGTAGGCGGCCCCGACAGGGTTACCCCCACCAACACCAGCCTTCTGAGTAGCCGCTACTCGCTTGGCTTGGGTAGCCTGCGCGAGCTTGGTGAGTCGCTCTCCTGAGGCCTTCACGCTGTCCATGCGCTTCTGGGCCGAGAGCTGCACTGCGTTCTGCGCCTTGGGGGCGTTCGACAGAGCGAGCTGTGTCGGGGACTGCGAGATGATGCCTGCCCCGAGGCCTGCGTTGAGCTGGCCGACTTGCTGGTTGGCGTAGCTGGCCACTTGTGCTGAGGGCAGGGGCGCACCTGTCGTGGTGGCCGACTTCAACCCTGCGTTCGGGAGCGGGGTAGGGGTATATGCCACTAGAATCCTGCCGCCTCTCCCTCTCGGTTGCGCTTCTCGATCTCAGCGTAGTTGATCTGGTTTTGCTGGCTCATGTTCTGGATGCCGAGACCTGTCAGCCAGTTCGTGAAGGCCATCGCAGGACCCCCCACCGGGTCTTTGTTACCCTGCGCGATCTGGAACTGCGGGTCGAGTCCCTGCCCCTGAAGCAGCGAGACCAGTGAGCCAGTCACCGAGTTGCCGGTCAGGCGCGAGGCATGCCCGACACCGGGAATCTGACTGTCAATGTAGTCGCTGGTGTCGTTGATGCGCGCGCCCGTGCCGACCTGCCCCCCTGCGGCCAGCTCGAACGGTGCCCGGATGAAGGGCGATACCGAACCGAGCACACTGCGGAAGGCCTCATCTCCGAGATACTCGTTGAGAACGTCTACCGAGGCGATGCCGGGGTTGATCGCGTAGTACTTGCCGTCGATCTCGAATTGGGGGCCTGTGAGCTTGTTCGTCATGTAGCTCGGGAACATCTGGTCCTCGGGGAACGGGTTGGAAAGCGAGTCCGGGTTGACCCCCATCGCGACCGCGAGGTTGAAGCTCGCCTTCGGGAACGCCATCACGCGAGCAGGCTGGGTGAGCACCGATTCAAGAATGAGCGGGATCGCCTTGCGCTGCCACGAGTAGAACGGGATGATGAGCCGGAATGCCTGCTCGCTCTTGGTGAGGTCTGAGCCATCAGGGTGCCACTTCCGCACGCTGTCCGAGGCAGCCGTGAGCAGGTGCTCCATGTTCTTGTACTTGGGGTCGCTGATGTGCTGTGTCAGGAACTGGATGCCATGTGCAAGGCGCACATAGTGGTCACGGGCTTCCGACACGCCCCCGATGACCTGTGCGGCCTTCGTGTGGGTGATCGTGTCCCAGACACTCGTGAGCTTGCCGGTGCCCTGCCCATCCTGCTCGAAGTTCTCCAGCGTGCGGAAGCGGGGCAGGTTGCCGCGCGAGGCGAACTCGCTGTAGAGCTGGTCGTAGGTGAGCTTGCCATGCCTGCCCTCGATGGCCATCGCCCCGGCTCCGACAGGCTTGGCTCCCGCGCCCTGAATGGCTGAGATCGCATCCCAGTTCGTGTACCCGTTGCGAGTACCCATCGCGTGCATCGCCTTGAGGTACATATCCTTCGACCCCTTGGTGCCGAGCGTTAGGAAGGTCAGGCTCATGTCCGAGATCAGGTTGCGGACGTGGTGAGTGGGGTTCGGCAGCGTCATGCCGTACTTCCACATGTCGAGGGCAGGCTTGTAGACCTCCTTGACCACCTTGCCGAGAGTACCGTCGAGCTTCAGGGTGTCACGCATCAGCGAGTCCACAATAGCGAGCTGCCGGAGAATGCCGTCCTCGTAGTAGACGTTGGCGGGCATATACTTCGCGAGGATCGACTTACCGCCCTCATCAGTGATGCGCGAGTACCCCGGCTTCGGGACCTTACTTGACAGTCGCATGTCAGTAGTGAGCTTCTGGAAAGCCTGTGCGATGGACTGGTCCGCGTTGACCTTGGCGAGACCGGTGTACATCCGATTCAGGAAGTCGGCAGGGTCCTTGATGTCCCACGTGCGCCACTGCTCAGCAGCTTCCTCCATCACCGTGCGCCCGGAGAGCTTGGCCGCCTCGGCTGCCTTGTCCGCGTCGAAGAGGTAGTCGCCGTTCTTGAAGTAGAACTCGATGACTGCATTGGCGTGGTGGATTGAGGCGTTGCTACGGAAGAAGGAATTGTCGATCAGGGCCGAGCGTCCCGTACCCCCGAAGATTTGACCAGCGATGTCAGCGAGGTCCGCTGCTGCCCCCGCCACAACAGGATCGGGGCTGAGTACACCCTTCTGGATCGACTGGAAGGCGAGAGCCAGTTCCTCCTGCGTGTGCTTGGCACTGAGGACGTTGAGCTTGTCCGTGCTCGTGGCCACAATGTCGCGGAACCAGTTTTCCGAGCGCACGAGATCGCGATGGATCGCCACGTTGCCTGCCGTGCGCGAGAACACCGGAGCCAGCTTGGCCAATGCCCCCGTACCGATGAGCTGCTGGATGCGTTCACCGAAGTCCATCGTCTGGTCAGCGGCCTCCGTGAAGGTCTCCACGTTCAGGTCATCGAAGAGACGCTGATCGGCCTCGACACCAGCCCGCTGTACGTCATCGAGCACCATCATGGGGTTCTTGGACTTGCTGGTCTTAGCCGTGGAGATCGCCGCCTTCGACGCCTTCACAGCAGCCGTCGCGATGAGCTTGTCAGCAGCAGGGATTAGGGCCTCCGTCGCGGTACCCGCCATGTTGGTCGCCGTCTGGGTAGTGCCCCGCTCCGTCGCGAGCTTCTGCACGCGGGTCGAAGTGTCAGCCAGCTCTTCGAGGATGGAACCGTAGCCCTGTCGATTCGCAAACACGTCCTCCAGATGCTTGAGCTGGTTGTCGGTCATCTCGTAGGTCTCGGCCACGCGACGGGCACCCAGCGACTGGGCGTTGTTCTCGACCACGTGCCTGAGTACGGGGGTCGCCTTCTCAATGAGGTCGGTCAGCCCGCGCACGAGCATCTCGCCGTCGATCTTCTCTCGACCAATAGTGCCGCCGAGCTTGTTGGTGATCGGCTTGACGAGGTTGTTCTCCATCGGCTTGAGCTTGCCCTCGCTTGACAGGTGCCGGGTCTCGGCCTGCCGGAGCATGGCCTCGATCTGCGTGCGGTCGCCCCCCTTGATGGCCGCAAACACGGCATCAAGCAGGTTGGTCGGGGGCACCGCTGTCGAGTAGTTCCAGAAGTAGGCCTGCATCCCCTTACGGTCGAGGTCATCGAGCACGTCGAGCACCTGCGACATTCCGAGAGGCACGCGATCCGGGCCGACACCGACAGTGAGGGGCACACCGTTCTCGTCGTACCAGCGCTCAGCGAGTCGGAGGGCCTGCTTCACATTGGTCCGTACTGCCTCGGCGCTCGCCCGCGCGTAAGTTACGCCCTGAGCCTTGGCCAGCTCACGGGCAGGGCTGAACATATCCTTGATGACGTTCCACTGGAAGTAGGTGTTGGCCTCGCGCATGTACCGGCCCCAGCCATCGCCGTACAGCTCGTCGGTGCGGAGCGCGCCTGACTTCGACTGGAAGGGATAGCGCTCGGGCATCTTAGGCGTGACGATGTTGGCGTCGATGCCGCGCCGGATGCCGCTCTCGGCCATCTTCACGATGGGGTCGGTGGCGTCGTCGCCCATCTTGGCCACCAGCTCCGCGATGTTGTTGGCGGGGGCCTCCATATTGGGGACGCCCTGCCACTTCCGCACGGAGAGCGGTACAGCCGCAGGGTCCATCCCGATCTCGCGCAGCATCTTCTCGGTGGGGGAGCTGAGTCGGCTCAGCGCGCTCACGTCGAGGGACTGATCGAGGATGCCGCGCATCTCTGACACTACGTTGTCAAAGTTGTTCGGATTCGTCATCTTCCGCAGGGCCTCGACAAGGGGCTTGCCCATCGACTGCACGAGAGCGCCCTCGTTCTCGGCCACCTGCCGCTTGAAGTTGCCGAGGCTGTTGAGTACGGTCTCCATGACCTCGGCCTTGGGCTTCTTCGGGGTGACTACTCGACCGAGCGCGTCAATGAGCTTGCCCTGCTGCTTCGCCTTAGCGAAGGCTGGGAGGTAGACGCTCTGGTGGAACTGCTGGAGGACCCGGAGTGCTCCTGCGTTGCCCTTCTCGGCTTCGAGCAGCACGACAGGCAGCGGTGTGCGCTTGCCCGCGATGGTCAGCGCCGGGGCGTCCGACAGCTTCTCCAGCCTCTGCACGGCCTCAGTGACCTCAGCCACCCAGCCTGCCGATCCGACGACTCCCGAAGCCAATTCCGGGTTCGGGCCGAAGGTCAGGGGCTTGGCCGCCATCGGATCAGCCACCGAGCGCACGGCAGTCTTGAGCGTCATCGGGGTCAGGCCTTCGAGCGCGCCCTTCAGCGACTGGGCCTTGGGATTAGTGAGGACCTGACGCCGGATGTCGCGCTTGGCCACGTCAGCCGTGCGCTGGGCGACCATCGCCTCGAAGGTGGCATCGTCCATCGTGTCGAGCTGCTTGGCGTAGTCAGCGGCAAATGTGTCAGCAGCGTCCTTCTCCACGCGCAGGGCTGCCGCTTCCGTAGCCGAGGCCTTCGTGGGTGCCTTGATCTTGGCAGTCTCCTTGAGCAGGTCGTCCACAACGCTCTCGGCCTTCTGTCCAGCCTTGGCTCCCTGCACAATGGTCTCTGCGCCCGCGCGCACCCCCTCCGTGAGCAGCTTGCCACCCTTGACGAGCTTCTTGCCTGCGCTGAGGATCATCCCACCGGGCACGTAGGTCAACGGGTCGGCTCCGACATCACCTACGAAACCTGCCACACCCTTGAGGAGGGGGTTCACGTTGTCCTGTACGTCCACGTAGTTGTCGGGGTCTATGAGTGCGCCCGCCGTGTCAGTGCCTTGTTCGATCAGGTCGCTCGTGTAGTGCTTGTCCTTCGTGTCCGTCGAGAACACACCACGGATCGGGGCAGCGAGCTGATCGACCGCCCCACCGAGTACGTCACCAATGCCCCCAAGCACATCACCGCTGTCGAACTTCTCACGGATGGCCGGACCCTTAGCAGCCTGATTGAAGCTTGCCGATACCATGTTCGTTACCCCGAAGAGGGGCCGCGAGATGATGTCCGTCAGCCAGCTCAGTGCATCCTGCGGCTCGTTGCTCTTCGTGGAGGCTCCACCAAAGTTGCTGAGCTGAGGGAGACCAGCGGAGGGGACGCTGGGAGTTGTGTAAGGACCCCCAGTGCCTCCTGTCGCTGAGTAGTAGTCGGAGAACGACTTAGGCTTGTCGGCCACTTGTCCTCCTACTGTCAAAACTTGCTGGCAAGACCCAGATTCTCAAGGAATGCCTTGTAGCTGTCGGCGTCGTCGCCTACACCTGCCTGCTGAGCGATCTGCTGCAACTGAGCATAGTTGGTCAGAGCGTCTGCGAGTGTCTTTTGCGACCCATTCGCCTTCGCCTCGTCCAGCTTGAGCTTGGCGACAGCGAGCTGGTTCTCAAAGTCCTGCTGGGCCGCCCGAGCCTGACCCGATCCCGCTGAGTCGTCCATGCTCTTGAGCTGGAGGGCTGTCTGGAAGCGGCTCTGGTTGCCCGACACAGCATCCTGCTGCTCCTGCATCCCGATCTTGGCGAGGGACTCCGCAAGCCGCTGCTGCACAAGGGCGCGCTGAACGTTACCTTCAAGACCCGCCGCGTTGCCGATGCCGGTGTTGTAGTTCAGTGCCGACGCCTTGTTGGCTGTCCCCTGCTGAGTGGCTGCGAGACGATTCTGCTCGATGTTCGCGTTGGCTGCGCCCTGATCCCCAGCCGCAAAACCCCCGTTGGCTGCGAGCGTGCCTGCGGCCTCTCCAATGCCGAGAGCTTCGAGCTGCTTGGTCTGAGCAGCGCGAGCTGCGTCATAGCCCTGATTCGTGACAGCCTGCGCCTGCTGAGCATTCTGGTTCTGGCCCGCCACAGCCGCGTCGTAGCTCTGGCCGATACCGGTAGCGTCCGCGTCAATGGAGCCACGGAGCTGGCGGTACATCGCATCAAGACGCGAGTCAGCACTGGAGGCGTTGCTGTGAAGCTGCTGCCTCATGGCCGAATAGTCCGGGGTGCCTCCGAGACCCAGCTCATTGGCCATTGCGAGGTAGTCCGCAAAAGTCATCTCCGGCTCAGCAGTCTGCGAGGCAGCCGCCTTCGCTCGATTGGCGTAGATTGCATCCTGCGCGGCACGCCCCGAAGCCTGATGCTGAGCAGCCCCGTACCCCGGAGTCCTATTCGGAGGAGAAACCGGAGCCTTGCCGAACACGTCCTCGCCTGCACGCGTAGTGTCAGGGGCACGGCTGGCGAGGAAGTCCCCGATGTTTGAGGCGGTGTTCCCAAGGCCTCGACCGATGTCTCCGAACAGGCCACTCAGCCCCGCGCCAAGGGCAGCAATGCCCTGTGGGTCATCACTGATCGGCTTAGCCGCCTTATTCACCGTCTTGACGGCCATGTGTCAACTCCTTAGACGATGGACGCGGCACGGCGCGCGAGCGCCTCTGCCCGAGCCTGCTGCTGCGACAGGGTGTTCTCGTTCTTGAACGACGACTGCTGTCGAGAGAGGTCATCGAAGAAACTCTGCTTGGCGGTGTTGATACCGCCGAGCTGGTCATTCAGCGAGCGGGTGAGATTGTCGTTGGCCGTCCCGTACAGACTCGACTGGAGCAGGCCTCGACCTGCAAAGTCGTTCTGCTGGTTCTGGAACGACCGACCTGCTGCGGTGTTGAGGTCTCGGAAGTTCCATGCACCCTCGTTGACATCGGCAGTCGTCGGGTCATCCTGACCCCAGCCGAGTCCCTTGAGTGCGTCGTTGTAGTCCACGCCATATTTGGTCTGCTGGGCCGTGACATCCGTGTCGTAGTCCTGTGAGGCGCGAAGCAGGGCTGCGAGCTGAGCCTGAAATGCAGCGTCCCCGGAGAGCCAGTCGTCCTCACTCTGCTCGGGCATGGTCGGAAGCTGCTGCGAGGCTGCCCCCCCGCCCGAAGGAACACCGTTGACGAAGTTCGTCGGCGGAGCCGACACGCCCGCTGAACTCGTGATACCGAAGCCATCACGAGTAACCGTCTGGGGCTTGACCGTCGAGGGCACGGTAAACCGTTGTACGGGCGGCTTAGGAGCCGGAGTGTTCTCAAGTGGTGCTCGTGCCATTAGTTTCTCCCTGCTCTACGGATGAGCGCTTCTCGTCGCGCTGCTGCCTCTGCATCTCGCTGGCCGTACCCCGGAGTGTAGCCAGTCTTGCCGATGTTAGGCATTGACCGACCGCCCCCGTACCGCTTTCGCCCAGCGGCATAGGGATTGAACCCAGCGCCCCCCTGCGGGGCAGCACCGGCTACGGCACTACGAAGCGGATTGATGGCCATGACGCAAATCGTACTACGTCACGGGCTTCGACACACGCTCCTTCGCCTTGACATACGTCATAAGGCTGAAGAGTCGGACAGGAGCCGTAGAGGTCGAACCATCACACTCGAAATCCACCTTGAAAGTGATCTGCCGAAATCGCAGGCTCTTCATGAACTTGACGAATTTACGGATCGACCCGGCCCCTGTCGTATCCCGCACTGTTTCGACTGCAAGGGTGCCCGAGATTGGCTGCGCCCATGTGAAGCTACGGAGCAGGCCCCACGTTGCACCCATTGTGCGGAGTTGGCCCCACGTCACCGTGTAGTTGAAGGTGATCGGGGTCGCGATGGCTACGACTTCCCCACGGAACACCGCATCAACGCCCCACCAGAAGAGCCGCTTGTACGCCGAACTGACCTCGTAGTTGTAATTCTTTGTCTGAGCCACGCACCGCATAGCCTCAGCATCCGTGGTTACCCCATCGGTGACACGGAGCGTCTTGGCCACTCGACCGCCCCCGGCAGGCACCGCTGACGAGCTGTGGGTAATGGCTTCCTCGAAGCCGGACGACGATATACGAGGGATGATCTTGCCGATAGGTCCCCGGAGGGTAGAGCGCCAGCGGGTCCACGTGCGCGTCTTGAGGCTAAACACGTACATCGTGTCGTAGTAGCTGAAGATGATGCGGTTGTTGAATACCGAGACAGCGAAGTTCTTGTAGAGGCCCGTGCGCGTGATCGCTGTGAATGGCACCTTGACATTGATCTGGGTGACCCGATTGTTGACGAACTCGTAGGCCTTGTCGTCGTACATGAAGTAGAGGTAGCTCTCGAAGGAGACGAGCGTGTCCTTGTCCGACAGTCCCACGCCGGGGATCACAAGGCTGGTTTGACCGGCTGCCGGGTCACTGGTGTACTGGAAGCTATAGACCGAATCGGTGCGGAACACGAGCAACGAGTTGTAGTAGACCTTGAGCTGGACGATGTTCTGGCCGTCACCTGCCCCCACGTCGATGAAGTCCGGCACCACCTTCCAGAATGGCGTGGTGCCGAGGACCTCGGAGAAATAAAGCCGGGTGCCATTGACCGTCGCATCGCGACCGGCTGCCACCCAGAGTCGGTACTTGTTGGCCACGATCACGTCGCCCTTGGGCATATTGGTATCGGCCACGAAGCCGCCCGAGGGCGTCCAGTAGCCTCCGGGGTTGGCTGCTCCGACAGGTGCCACGAGCCACGCCTTGCTGTCGAACTGGACCATCGAGCTGGCCGCAATGGTGTTCGTCAGGAGCACCCAGTTGGTGCCCGTGAAGTAGTAGGTCGAGTTGAGGCCGTCGCTGGCGAGCAGGTAGGGTACGCCACCGGCAGCGAAGTACTCCCCGAGCAGCAGCATGTTGCCGGTCGCACCGAGGGGGAAGTTGATGCCGAGGTCTACGAAGGGCGGGCGCGACTTCAGGGACCCATCGAGGTCCAGCTCGAAGTTGAGGCACTCGACCAGCTCGTTGTCGGCTACTGCCGTGGGGTCGCTGAAGGTGTTGAGGCCGCCGATGAACGGCCCGACCTGAATCGCGTCTCCGGGCATTGACAGCTCCTAGTCAAAAATCGTAAACCGTGATGGTCGAGTAGGTCATGTTCTGAGCGGTACGCTCTTCCTCGGCCATCTCACCGATGTTGGCGTCAAGCTGCTGGGCCTTAGCCTGCGAGGCGTTCCAATCCTCGTCCATCTCGTAGGCCTGCTGGAGCACGTACTGGACGATGGCCTGAAAGTACTTGTCAGGCAGGGGGATAACATCGGTCGTCGCTACCACGGGCACCGGGCGCTGCGTGAAGTACAGCGTGATGTTCTCGACAGTGGCGGGCTTAGGCCAGAAGCTGAACTTGCCTCCCCACTCATACCAGAGGTAGGGCACGCCCTGATCGTTGATCTGGCTGGCCGTGTTGATGATCTCTTCCTCGGCCTGCGCGAAGGGCATGTTGGGCAGACGTGATCCGGCGTAGTGCAAAGACTCGATCTGGAGGATGCGGTCGCTCGGGAAGGTGTAGTCCTGCTGGCCTGCAACAGAGACCGTCGTGCTCGTGGCCTTCAGCACCTTGTTGCGCCGGTTGATCTCGTCGGCAGCATCGTTGATCCACCGGATGATGTCAGCCGTTTCGAGCTGCACGCCGGACTCGTCACCGAACTGCCGGGTCACCGACTGAAGGACCTCCTGCACGGTCCTCACCGAGGGGCTGTACGCCATGATGCTCTCCTAGTAGTTGCTGACGACCACGCCGTCGATGTTCATCTTGTTGAGCGGCGACTTGGCGATGAACTCGTACTTGTCCATCTCTTCCTCGCGGTAGTCCATCTCAGCCTTGATCGCGAGCGCCTTCTCGGCACGCTCCCGAGCCTCGATCCGGCTGAACACGTCGCTAGGACGGTGCCGGGTGAGGTCGCCCTCGAACACCCACGCGAGGACCTCCTGCGTGTTGTCGATCTCGGCAGTGGTCAGGTAGCGCACGATGTACGGGCGCTTGCCGGGGCTGCTGTCGAGGATCGCGAACGGCTTGGTGTCCGTCTCGGTGCGCTGAGCAGGCGGGATGAATACGAGGCTGAAGTACGGGTTGTAGTCATGCAGGACCTCAGCAAGCTGCTGGTGCTTGGTCGAGATGAAGCAGTTGAGGTCCGAGTTCCAGACGTGGCTGTTCTGGTGAAGGTGAGTGTCCATGCCGTCCATGCGGACCAGCTTAGACGTATGTGGCCGACAGGATGCAGCCCGCGCCGACTGTCGTTGCGTCCGTGACTGGAGCCGCCCCAGTGATTGCCAGCCCGACACCCAGCGCGAACCGCTTGCCCACGTTGCCGAACTCGATAGAAAGGAAGGAGTTGGCCGCCACCGGGATCACGACAAGGGGGATGTCGGTGGCGAGCACAGGAGCGGTCGCTTTGTTGTAGAGCTTGACGAAGATGGGTGAGGCGCTCAGGTTCGAGACGGTCAGCTCCTGAAGAGCGGTAGAGCCTGCTCGCCATGCAGCGAGATTCGTGTCGGCAGTACTAACTCGAAGCAGAGGCACTCCCGCAGGGAGGGTAACGGGCTGAGGCTGCAAGGTGCCGCCTGCATTTACTTGGGCGTTGACCTGCTTCTGCTTGAGGTCAGCGACGGACTCACCGAGTGGCATTTTGACTCCTTATTGTCAATAAAAGGCTATGGAAAAGGGGCCAGCCGATTACTCGACCGGCCCCTTCGGCTCCCCCTCGGACCTACGCCTCAGTCAGGTCCCTGATGACACCGTGCGTGTTGCGGCGCTCGGTGCCCAGCTCGTGGTACTCGGCCATGCGGGCGTACCACGCGTCGTAGTCGCCGGAGCTGTCACGCACCTGCTTCCACATCGCGCCGTCGCGGTCGAGCCAGTGCCACTCTTCGTCCCGGTAGAACGTGAGGGCGTCCTCGTTGATGAACCACTGGGTGCCCAGCGGGGCATCCGGGTCCGCGACCACGGGAATCTCACCCTTGTCGGTCGTGAACGCGAGGCCGGTGAAGCCACCAGTGAACTCCTGCGAGTTGACCACCGAACGCTGCTGCGAGAGCAGGTTGAAGTAGGCACGGCGCAGGCCGAGGGACTGGAAGATGACGCTGGTCGAACCACCGCGAACGCGGATGCGGTCGGCCATCGTAATCATGCGACCCTCGGTGAGCGCCCGTCCGACACCACCGTTCGAGTCAACCTCGGCGGTCCACTCCGGCTCGACCGTGGGGTCGATGTTGTAGAGCGTTCCCGAGGCCGCCACAATGGCGTTGAAGCCCGTGATCTCGTTGCCGAGCGAGCCGTTGCGGACCAGAATCTGGCCCGAGGCGGTCGTGAAGGTCGCACCCGACAGGGTGACGGCACCCGTGCTGAGGTTGATGGCGGTGATCGTGCGAGCTGCGGCCACGACGGTCGAGGGCAGCGTCACGAGGTCCACAACCTCACCGATCTGGAGCAGGCGGGCATCGACCGCCGTGAAGGTGTTGGTGCCTGCGGCCACGGTGGTCGTGGTCGCAATGGCACCCGAACCGTCGCCGTAAATCTGGCGGTTCATGTCCTTCAGGAGGTCGTTCTTGAGGCCGTCGATCTCCTGATCGAGCACCTTGGCGAAGGCCTTGGTGTCGGTGTCGGAGAGCGCGATGGCCTGCCCGGTGAGCTGGATGCCGCCGTAGGCGTACTTGAGGCCGACACGCGCGGCAGCGTAGCCCTGCTGGCCGGGAGTCGGCAGGGGTGCCATCTCCTGACGCGAGCCGATGCCCGAGTTGCGGCGGGTGTGGACGGGGAAGGTGACGTACTTGCCACCGATCTCCGTGGTGACGCCTGCCGACGAGCGCATGATGCGCTTGAGGGTCACCGTCTCCGTGTTGAGCTGCTCACGGATTCGCCCCTGATATACCTCCTTGAGGTACGGGGTGATCGAAGCGAGGGTTGCGGCCATGATCTTCCTTTTCTTGTAGTTGGAGGATCAGGCCACGGCTTACTGCTTGTTCTTCTCCAGCAGATCGGCCATCAGTGCTTGGGTCTCATCTCGTGTGAGCTGGCCCAAGGACTTCTGGTTACCACCAGTAGGAACGCCCCCGGATGTGGGGAGCAGGGTCGGAGCCGAATCCCCCGGTCGAGGGGTGCTGAGGATTCGAGTACGAAGCGCATTGAAGTCGGCATATGCCTCTTCGAGAGTCGGGGCCTTGCCCGTCGTCTGCGCGATCTGGACAGCTCGCCTGATGACTTCCTTCTCGTCGTCGTCCGTCAGCTCCGCGTGGGCTGCACGCAGGGCCTTGGTCTCAGAGTCGATGGCTGCGTCCGCTGCCTTGTCGATCTCGACCTTCTGCTGGTTCTGGAGGAACTGCATGATGGCCTGCTGCTGCTGCTCCAGCGTCTCGAACCGGGGGTCGAGGGTCGGCGTAGCTGCGGCGTCGGGATCGGTCTGCTGCTCGGCTACTTCCTGCTTCAGCTCCTGCTTGTTGGGCAGTCGTCCGTTGCGTTCGAGGAAGGTTCCGAGAGCCTCATAGATTTCCTCGGGCTTCTCGTTGAGCTGCTGGGCGATGGTGACAGACTGCTGAATCTGTGCGGGCGTGAGGCCTGCATCAGCAAACTGCTTCCACGGCTTGTACTGCTCATTGACGGACGTGACGCGAGCCTGAGCTGCGCTGTCCATAGCCTTCAGGTCATCTTGGATGGCTCGGAAGCTGATCGGGTCAAGCTTGGTACGAAGAGTGTCCCACGCGGGGTTGCCCTGAGACTGGCTCTGGTCACCCTGCTCGACGGTGGTCTGCTGGTCAGTTACGACCGGCTCGCTCCCGCCTCCGGCTCCATCCCCCTCCACTTCGATAAATCGGAGTCTGAGGTTCTTGAACCGTGTGAGCATTTCTTCTCCTTGTGCTGTACCGTCTCCGGCCCTAGCTACGTCTTGTGCGGCTGTACCGGGAGTCCGGCCCTAGCTGCGTACTTCAGATGATACTGCCTGACGGCAGAGTGTCAAACTACACGCCGGGAAGGCCCGCGACAGCAATGCCCTCGGTACGGCAGATGTAGATGAGGTCGTTCTTGGTGGCTGCCATCATCGAGGCTGCCGGATACTTCGCGGCGACACCGGAACCGGAGATCGCTGCCTTGAGCTGAGCGACCGTGGGGGTGCCTGCTCGATGCACGAGCTTACCTGCGCCGGTCGTGTTCTGGTTCACGGGGTCGTAATCGACACACATGAGCGGCTTGCGAGAGAGCATGGTCTATCCTTCCATCACAGGAGCCGGAACCGCCCCGTTGTCGGCCATCGTAGCACCGGGTCCTTCGACAGGGGCCTCTTCCGCGCCACCCGTTGTCACGTCCAGCTCGGGACCGCCTGCGGCAGGGCCGCCATCCGATCCGTCGCTCGGGATCATGTCGAGGAACTGCATCATCTTCGCCTGCTGGAGAAGCCGGGTGTGCTCGGCCACGTGCAGCTCGAACTGCTCCTTGTGCTCGGGCGAGAGCGACTCGTACTCCTGCCCCATGCGGAACTTGTTGTGCGTGTCGATGTGGACCTCGTGAACGTCGAAGTCATCGACAGGAATCATCGGCGGCATCTCGGGCATACCCTCGGCCTGCCACTGGGCGGCCAGCTCAGGGTTGGCCTGCGCTGCCTCTATGACCTGCTGCTCGAAGAGCTGCTGAGCCTGAGCGAACATCTCGGGCTTGAGCATCTTCATCTTGGTGTTCTCGCGCATCGCCTTGCGCTCGGCCACGTTCATCAGGTCGAGGACCTTCTGCGCGCCGCCGACCTCCAGCAGCTTGAGTGCCATCGGCTGGTCGATCAGGCCGATGGAGAACATGTCCATGACCTTGGCCTCCTTGGCGGCCTGCGACTGGCCGACAGCGGTGCCCTTCTGGATGCGGATGTCGGTGCCGTTCTTGATGTCGGCACCCTTGAGCAGCACCGTGTCGAAGCTCTGGTCAGTGCCGATGGTCTTGATCTTCCGGGGGAGATCGACGTACTGCACGAAGAGCTGGAGGCTCTGGCTGGCGAGTCGCTCGTAGCCGTCCTCGATGGACTCGTACTGGGGCGACAGGAAGCTGTCGTCCTTCTCCTGAAGGTAGTTGATGGCCGTGCCTGCGGTGACGCCTGCGGGGGCCTGTCCCTTCGAGACCTCGTGCTGCCCGGTGAGGTCCTCCCAGTCCGACAGAATCCGGTCCTGCTGGTCGATGTAGTACTGGGGCAGGGGTGTGAGCGCCATCGGGGTCGGGGGCGAGTAGCCCACCTTGTACTCGATGACGAGACCCGGCTCGTTGGTGAGCTTTGAGGGCACGATGCTGCCGCGCTGGGCAAGGAGCTGGGGCTTGGCCATGCGGCGGCCCGCCTCGCTGATCTCGCTGCGAAGCTGGTTGTACTCGCGCTGGAGCTGGTTCGTGTCCACCAGCGGCGAGTCGGCGTAGAAGGTGCTCGTCGGGATGTGCTCGAACTTCGTGTAGGGATACTGGTCGTGGGCATAGGGCAGGCCGTCCCGGTACATGCCCACGAGCTTGTCGTCCACCACGATGATGACCCCGCCCTCGGGCAGGTACTTCGTCGCTCCCGGCTTGCACCAGCACTCGTAGACCACTACGGAGTCCGGGGTGCGGCTGCCGGAGGACAGGTTCAGGTAGCCCTCTTCGAGGATGCTGTTCGAGCTGGAACTTGACGGCTGAATGTCAGTTCCGTTCAGGGCCTCCGCGAAGAACTGGCGGCACCATTCGACAGACTTCGTGTAGGCGTTGATGACGAAGGGCTGGTCCTCGATCTCCTGCTCGCGCAGGTCGGGGACGAAGAGATGGAAGGGCGTGATCGAGCCGAAGCGCACGTTGCCCTTGTCGCCGGTCTCCTTGTCCACGATGGTCGAGGTATCCCACCACGTCTTGAGGAAGCCGTTGCCGGTGATGATCGTCCACCACGCCGCCTTGCGGAAGTGGGTGCGGAGCTTCTGCATGTCGGAGATCGACTGCCACGCCTGCTCGGCGGCATAGGCCGCGCGCACGTCCTCATCCTCGGCGGTGGCCGGGACAGCGACAGCCTGCGGGATGCTGGCAAGGAACTTGGCGTGCTCGGCGCGCACGAAGGACCGCGTGCGGTTGATCGTCTTGCGCTGGTGGTAATACGGCTTCTTGGGCGTGGTGAGCTTGTCACGGAATCCCTCGGGCGAAGTCGTCCGCATCCGCTCGGCGTACTGGTTGCCGTAGAACATCGACATGTTCTGGAACCACTGGAGCTGCTTGGTCTGGCGAGCCTGCTTGCTGCGCTCGTACTCGCCCTTCATCCACGCTACGAGCGCCTCGGCGTCCTTGGTCTTGCGGTACTTGTCGAGGTCGAACTTCTCAACGGGAGCCGGAAGCTCGGTCGGGATCGGGGATGTCGAAGAACTCTCCGTCGAGACCGGCGTCTGCGATGTCTGCGAGGAACGTGCTCTCGAAGCCATTTACGTCGTCTCCCTCATTCAGGTCTGGATGGCGCTGATTGATGCGCGCAAGCTCGGCCTCATCGGAGGGGTCGAACTCGGTGCCATCATATCCGGTAAGGGTTGTCTCCATCGCCTGAACCTGCTGATACGCCAGCGGGTCGGCGGTTCCGACGAGGGCTATCGCCTTGTCCACGAGCTGCGTCATCTGCCGGAACCTCAGTGTCTGCTCCTGCTCCCTTAGCAACTCGGTCTGGGCCATCTGTGACTGTGATTGCTGGCTCTTCGTCAGCAGCTTCATGAGCTGCCACCCCAGCAGTCCCACGCAGACGATCAGCAACAGCAGCAAGCTCGACAAGAGCCAGATCGAAAGCTCCACGGGCATTCACTCCTTCGTTGTATCCCTGCGACAGCAGGAGGTTCTCACGATCCGGGTCCACTGGCTGAAGGCCCTCAAAAAGGCCTGCCGTCTCGGCCATCTCGCGCACAGCTTCGACCGAGATGTAGATGCGCCCAGTCTCGTTGAACTTCACGTCTACGCCCGTGTCGAGGAAGGGTCCCTCGATAGCCTTGGTCAGCCAGCAGTGGCCGGGTGCCTTGGGCAGCGACTCCATGAGCTGGTACTTGCCTGCGGGATCAGCCATCGTAGGCTCCTTCGTAAAGTTCTTCATCGGAGTAGGTAGTCTCCCACTCCGTTGCATCCTCATTTGACATCTCATCGTCAACAAATGTCACATTGTCGTCGTTTGAGAGTCTCGCCATCATGTCTTGATACGAGAGCGTGACCGGAACTCTATCACTGGCCGGGGCCGGAACGGGAGAAAGGTCCGGCATCAGGGTCGCGAAGTACTTGGCCGAGTCGAATGCGTGGTCGTCCTTCTTGTGGATTTCCTCGCGCTTGTTCGTGTCGTAGGCCAGCTTCTCAGACGAATACGTGGCCCACCGGAGCTTCTTCAGCTCCTTGATGAGGTTGACACAGTTCGACAGGATGACCCACTTCGGGCGGTATGGACCCCAGCCGCTGCCCTCTGCGAGGACCTCGAAGTACTGGCGCATCTTCTCGACACCGATCATGGCGTCATGGGGGATGCCATCGACTTGGATGTGGATGCCAAGCAGCGCATACTCGGTGAGGACGCTGGTGCCGGTGTTCATCTGCCGCTGCTTGCCAGCGGGGTCGCCAACACGGATGTCCGGTGCGTCGTAGTCTCGACCGCTGAGCCGCCCGAAACCGACCTCCATCTCTTTCACGATAGAGGCGTGCTGGGGCACGTTCATGTCGGACTGGTAGTGCTCCGCGAAGGTCACGATGTCGCCTCGGGGGCTGACTGCGTGCCAGAGCCACGCCGTGGGGTTGTTGATGCCGAAGTCGGCAGAGCTGTACCACTCCCACTTCCTGATCGAGCGCATGTCGAACTGGTCGTAGTCCATCACGTGGGTATCGGTGTTGAAGTTCGGGAACACAAGACCCGAGCGCGCGACGAACGACCCCTTCTCGCGCATCGCCCGCTCCTGCACATCCATGCCCTGCATGTAGAAGTCGCGGTCCTCTTCGTCAGCCTGAACGTAAGGGTTGTCCTCCATCGAGAGCGTGAAGCAGGCCACGTCCCCATCGGGGTTCTCCTGTGCAGGCTCCCAGAGCAGATCGTAGGTCCAACCCATGCCCTTGACTGGCGTGGCCGAGATGACCCAGAAGCCGTTGTAGTCGATGAGGCGCATCATCGACTCGTTGAAGATATGACGGGGCGGCTCTTCATCGAAATAGATGATGTGCCGGGGCACACCACCGAGCTTCGACAGCTCCATGCCGTGCGTCACGAAGTCGATGGTCGAGCCGTTGGAGAACGTGAGGATCAGGTTCTTCGCGTCCCAGCTCTTGTCCCAACGACCATCCACGAGCATTGACTTCGACAGCCAGCGCTGGAACTTGGGGAGCATGATCTGCTCGACACCCTTGGCCACGTCCACGACGACGAACCGCTGGCTGATCGGGCCGCTGCCCCACGCCTCGGGGCGCTGGAGGTAGCGGTGCGTATTGGTGGCCCACCAGATCGACTCGACCACGATGGAGTCGGTCTTACCGCCTCGGTTGCCTCCCGACACAAAGCGGCCCCGCTTGGGGCTGCGGTGAAAGCGATCCTGCTCGGCATAGTACTTCTCGCCGTAGTTCAGGATGTTCGGCTGGTTGAGGCTCCGCTCAAGGGCGTCCGTGACGAGGCTGAAAAGGTCCTCGACCGGGATGTGCGGTGCCTTGGCTGGAGTCATGACGCCATCCTACGGAGTGGACTGGTCCTTCGCACCAAGACGGACGAGGGCACCAATGATCGAGGGGAGCGACGTGTTGCCACCCCGGCTGCCGGTAATGGTGACGCCGGTCAGCAGCAGCTCGGAGTCGCCACCGTCATGGCGGTGGTTGCCGGGAGCTGCCTGACTCGGACCGGGGCCCAGCGTGTGGTGCTGGGCCTCCGATCGCGAGTCGAGGTCGGAGTTCTGGTGGAACGCGTCAACCTCATCAGCAGTCGGGTTCGGCTTGTCCTGCTCAACGTTCCGCTCGGACTCCCCGTACTGCTTGACTGCCATGTGTCAAACCTTACTTGCTGAGGGTCTCGACGTCACCGATGCCGGGGCCGTCGCCGGTCGCCGTGTTGACGATGATCGACTTGAGCACGGACACGAGGGTAGCGACTCCGGCCACCGAGAAGGTGGTCGTCCAGTCGATGTCTGCGAAGCCCGTGGGGACTCCGGTAATTGCGAGGAATCCGACCAGCACCTGTGCGAACGTGTTGACCGCTCGCTCGAAGGTGGCAAGCCAGAATTCCTTGGTGAAAATGCGCCGCATGAGGGTCTCCTTACAGAGCGTTCTTGAGTGCCGCGACGAACTCGGCAGGCGTCGTACCGGGCTTCGCGAGCACGGCCTTGAACTCAGCGTCATCGAGAGCCGCGATCTTTTCGAGGTCTGCATCCGACAGACCTGTCGGAACGGAACCCTCGAAACTTACTTTGGGTGACTGCTGGTAGAACTGCAAGAACCCAAGGCTGTTGATGAGATCAAGGTTGTACGCCACTTCAGGGAATCCGGCAAGCTGGAGTCTGAGCTGGAACTCCGGCTCAGACTGTCCCGTGAAAGGGACCGCGCCTAGCTCCTGAATGGCCTTGACTCGAAGATCGGCATTCTGGGCGAGGTTGATGATCTTGCATGCGTCGGGGAGAACGAGGAACGAGTTATTCCCTGCAATGCCGTGCAAGAGATAGGGCTTGGTCATGGGATCGTCTTCCTTCGGTGTTGTGTTGTCGAACGGGGTTGAGCCGCTACCCGCTGGGCGGGTGGGGTTGGTAATCACGAGGGGCTGCCCCGCGAAGTCGAGCGACCAACCCGCGTACCGGAAACCGGAGACACGGGCGTATCGGGTGCTCAACCACTCATCGACCGTCGAGGTTCCCACGGTGGAGAACCCGGGCCACTGGTCGAACGCTGCCGTCATCAACGACCGACCGCTCGCTAACCGGCGACCGATGTGGCCCCCTAGACTGTCCGACAGGTCGTCGCTTATGAACCAGTCACAGGCGCCCTCCGGCGCGATACGCGGGTCGAGCGAAACGATCCGCGAACGTCTCATCGCGGGAGCCGCGTCCCCCGCAGGCTTCAACCCGCCGGTCACACGGGTGTGCTCGATGCACGCGCCTGACCAAGAAAGACCATTGGGCCGCCGTGGGCGGGCTCGTGCATCCGCTTCCGCTTCCGCTGCCGAACGAGTCATTAGGCCAGCTCCAGCCGAGGCCCGAGGTAGGTAATCTCCACCCACATAGGCTGAGCCACAAGAATATTCACAGCCGTCCCCTGTGACTGAAAAGCCATAACCTGCAACGTGTCGTTCACCGCAAAGTCATCGTCCACGTCCAGCTGAATCGTCGGCCCGATGGCTGCGTTGGACGGAGTTTCGTGACGTACAATCGAGGCGGCATTTTTCTTGATCCAGCCCGCCCGATACCCACCCGACAGACCCCCGTCGAACAGCCAAGTTGCCTTGATGCCGTAACGCCCCGCACGAGTGAATGTGAACGTGCTGGCGGCATAGCTGCACGGAGCAAGTTTGGCAGTCCGAACCGTGAAATCAATGGCAGTATCGGTCGCGTTGGGGATCGACTGAGCAGCAGACCGCGTGCCCCTAATTTTGGGCACAACCCCTCCGGCGATTGCCTGCCACGCATCCGTGGCGAGGTCGCACCACTCTTCGACCAAGCCAGTATCTAGCAACCGTGCCCGAACGCCATAGACCAAATAAATCCCGGCTGCCTTGGCATACTCGGTATCCCGTGCTCCACTAGTAGCAAAACTAGCCGTTCCCTGCTGGACCCACACGTTGTCAATGGCTTGGAAGTCCACGTTCATCGAGTCGATGTGGAAACGACGACCCTCAAAAGCCGAAGCCGTAGGCAGGGCATTGAGGTCTGCGAGGACAGGAATGCTATTGGGGTACTGCCACTGGGCACCCCCGAGTCCGTAGACCGCGAGGCTGCCTGTATCGGACTCAGTGATGATCTGGCCGAGGAACGGAGTAGCAGGCCGGGTGACACTGGTGAAGATCGGGGCACCCATCACAGCGTCGATCTTGTCCATGTTGGAGTTGATCTTGTCGATGTCCACGACTTCATCGGGGAAGATGAGTCCGGTCGAGCCGCCTCCGGGCTTGTAGAGGGACAGCTTGGTGGTCAGTGCGCTCACGAGCTACCTCTCCAGTTCAGGGGGCCGATGTGTCAAAGCAAACCCTACTACCTGTGCCTCCACACCTGAAAGAATAGCGCGCCGTTCCTCGGGGTCCTTCACGTGCATGACGACTAGCTCCATGACCGCCGCGATGACGCCCTTCGCATCTTCGAGCTGCTGCTGTGCCGGATTCCAGCGACCCGTAATCTCCAACACCTTCTCGATGGCACGCATGTCCCCCGCCTCAGCGTTACCGACGAGCTTACCGAGCACCATCGGGATGGCCTGCTTGAGGTTGGCCTCCTGTCGCGCCCGGTAGCTCTCCATGAAGAGCGGGTGTCCCAGCCACGCCTGATACCGCGCCATCGGGATGCCGAGGTCACGCATCTTGACAGCGGTCGTGCGCCTGTCGGTAGGGTCGGTGAGTGCAAGCAGCGCCATCGACTGCTCCATTGACAATCCAGTGTCATCACTCCATGAGACGCCTCGATAGGCGAGAGCCTCCTTGAACTCATTGGTCAGAAACAGGGCCGAGTAGGTCTTGACGGGGATGTTCGGCCAGAAGCGATGTACCTCCGTGATGGAGGGCAACTTGCCGAGCGTGCGGTAGGCAGTGTCGAACGCGGCGACAGCGTTGCGAAAGGCGTGGTCGGTGAATCCCTGCGGAGTCTGCACCCGCTGGAACCGGCCATCCTTCTCCTTGACCCGGATGCCCCCCTCGACCTGCTCGAAGTTGTCAGCCACGGAAGTAGCCCCAGCAGGCGGCTGCCACGATGAAGATCAGCATGACAATCATCGGTGGTCCACCCAGTCGGTCTGCATCTCCTTCAGCTCCGACAGGTAGCCGTACTGGACTTCGGTGAGGGCTGCCTCGATGACCTTGGGCATGGTACGGGTCGTGCCGTCCGCGTAGCGCATGACGGTGGCGCTCGGGACCTTCAGCATCTTGCAGAACTTCTGCCGAGACCCGGCCACATCGAGGATGAGCAGGTCGAAGGGCGACTCCTTGATGGCTCGCCGGGGGCTGACCCGGAAGAGGTAGGCGATCTGGATGCGCTCGCCAGACTGCCACGAATGGTAGGCATCTTGAAGAGTCTCAGCGTTGTACTCATCCTTCAGCACCTGCTTGGCGTTGACGCCCTTCTCGGCGCACGCCTTCCCAAGACTGACGATCATCTCGTCCGAGAGGTCTGCAAACTGCCCCGACTCGATGTGGGTCATCGTGGTCTTGGCGAAGCCAAATGTGGCTGCAAAGTCCTTTTGACTGTACGCTGTCAATTCGCGCAACCTGCGGTATGGATTCTCCATGACCGTCCTTTCTTGTCGTCCCCCGGCCTGACTCGAACAGGTCTGCCTTCCTGATGAGTGCGCTTACTCACCCTGACCAGCGGGGGTTGGTGCGCTTGATTCCGGGGCACCGGGCCGGGAGGCTGACTAGGCCTCGGACTTCTCCTGCTCGGGCAGGTTCTTCAGGCCCGAGAGGACCTTGATGAGGTCCTTGACCTTCGTGGCCGAGAACTTGAAGCCCTCGCCCACCCAGCCCGCAGGACGGACCTCGACCTGACCGTGGCCGTAGTAGTCGGAGGTCGCAGCCGAGAAGAAGTCGCTGGACACAACGTGCCCCGAGAACTCCCCGCTGTCCGGCTCCGACACGTCCTCGGCCACACGTGCCTGCTCTTCGAGCCGCTCCTTCTCGCGAAGGTCAAACGCGGCCTTGGCCTGCACGTCGGCAGCGGACTGTGAAGCAGCGGCGTCAGCCGCCTTCTTCTGGTCCTCGGCCTGCGCCTCTTCGAGTCGCTTGGCTTCGGCAGCCTTGTCCTTCTCGGCCTGCTTTGCGGCGGCCTCTGCCACCTTCTCTTCGTTCGTCTTGGCAGCCATTGGGGCCACCCCCTTTCCTCGGGGCTGATTCTAGCTGGCCGACTCGTCCTGTGCGAGGACTACTGCTTGCAGGACTTCGAGGGCATACTTCACGAAGTCGTTGGGGATCGTGACGCTCTCGCTCTCCGTGCGAGAGCTGTAGTAGCCCTGCTTTACCTTACGGCTGTACGTGAGCTTCGCACCGTCCTTGAGCTGCTTGACGGTAATGCGCTGACCACCGGGCAACTCAATTGACGCATTGATGTCAAGCGACACCTTGCGCTTCACTTCGAGTTCCAGCTTGGGTGGCTCTACGACCTCCACCAGCCCCTCGACGGCCAACTCTTCCAGAGCCTCTTCGACTTCCTGCTCATCCATCTGTACGTCCTCGCTTCCTGATTTCCATGATTACCTCGTTGAGGGTCTGGTGCAGCTCGATGGCGAGGGCGTCCAGCTCGATGGTCTCACCGGGCACCTTCGCAATCTGGGCACTCATCGGGGAGTACCCCGGCAGGGCAACCTCGATCTGCGCGATGATCTCAGCCTTGGGTCCCGGCATCACCGTCCACCTTCCTCTCGTACTTCCTCTGGAACACCGAGTCCTTGCAGGGATAGAACTCCCCCTCGGTGCCCTTGATAATCCAATCGGTGGGGCTGGCCGTCATCTCGCCTTCCAGCGTGACGACCGACAGCTTGGGCGGCGACAGGTGCGCGTCGTAGAACACCTTGCCGTCGTTGGCTGCCGCCCACGCGACGATGCCGATGGCTCCGGCCTCGCTCCCGTCCCACGGCAGAGCCTCGATCTCGACCCGCTTGCTCACAAAGACGCCCATCACGGCACCTTCGTCAGAGCGGTCGGCTTGAGCCACATCATGAACTGGCCGTTGCTGACCAGAATGCTATCGCCCTCATCGTCCTCGCGCGTGGGGTCTATGGTCATGATCTCGCCCGAGACGAAGCCGTTGAGCTTGGCCGTCTCATCAAGGATCACCACCTTGTCGCCGCGCCGGAAGCTGATGCCGTCCTGTCGAAGCATCTCGTCGGCTCCATTCGGAAACAGGTCCTTGAACTTGCCGACGATCACCGTCCCCACGTCCTCGGACATGGACCTTGACATCACAGTGTCAAACAAGTCCTTCATCCCCGGCATGTCGCGAGTCAGTGCCTCATTCACGATCTCGCAACACTCATGCTGCTTCGCAGCCACGGCTTCCTCGAAGCTCACGATGAGGCTCTGGATCAGCACGTCCTTGTCGAGAGGCTTGGCATCTGGCGTTGGCGGCTCAGTAACGGGAGGGCTGGACTGCCCCGCTGGCATGTACCAGTTCGTCGTCTCGACACCCTGATTCAGGTACGACAGTGCTGCCTCGGCGGCTTCGGGATCACCCCCGGTGACCTTGAGTGCCCAACGCCGATCATTCTCGGTGCCGAGCTTCCTGTCGAGTCGTTCCTTGAGCCTACGGTTGTAGTCGATCTGGAGCTGTACCTGCTCCTGAGTCGTCCCGAGCGTACGCGAGGTCAGCGTGTAGCTCTCTCGCACATCGGCAAGATCGCGCCGAAGCCGAGTGATCTCGTCCATCGGGTTGCCCGCCTTCTCCAGACTGAGCGTGAGCACGTTGTCGAAACGCTCGCCGCCATGCCAGTAGCCACTGACGAGCTGCTGCTCACCGTTCATGCGGGTAGCGGTGACGATCCCGAGGCGCACCCAATTCTCATCACGCTCGCGAACGGTATCGCCCACGCTGAGCTTCTGATCCTCGGTCATAGGCATGTCGGGCTGGTAGTTGATGTTGCCCTCAGTCAACGTAGTCACCTTCCTCTGGGATGTCCTCTTCGCCGTGCTTCTCACGAAGCGCACGGAGATCATCGTTAGCAGCCTGAAGATCGCGCCGGACGGCCCAGAGCTTGGAGTTCAGCTCCCGCTCAGAAGTTACGTTCTGCTCGCGAAGCTGCACGGCGTAGGCACGGGCCTCGTCGCGCTCCTGCTCAAGGTTCTGCATCCGGCCCTTCATGTAGCTCAGGCCGATGCGGACCTGCGGGTTGGCGTCCTCGAAATCCTTGGGGTCGAGGGCCATCGCCGCTTCATATCCGGTGGTGACGGGGCGCTCCTGAAGCTGGCTCCACAGTCCCTTCGTGAGCTGGTCTCCCTGCTCAATCTGGTCCATGAAAAAGGTCAGGAGCCGCCCCACCGGCAGCTCGTCGGTCACTTCGTCATGCCGAAGAGGATCGTGCGCGCCTGCTCGCCGTAGCCAGCGTCGTCGGCTGCCTTCTGCACCGCATCGAGGGCCTCGTTCCAGCCTCGGTCGGCGGCATCGCTGGCGAACTCAGCAGGGGTCTTGTCAAGCGGGGCCTCGGTAGTCACTGCCTCTGAGTAGGCTTCGGCAGGTACAGCCCAGCCAGTGGTCTCACCCTCGCTCGGGTAGGCCCTGCCTTCCGACTTCAGCTCGGAGTCCTTGGCGCTGCCCTTCCGGCTCCGCTTGTCGGACTTGTCGAGGAAGCGCTCGAACGCCCGTGCTCGCTTGAGCAGGGCATCGGTGCCGTCCGAGTTGAGCTGGATGGTGGTCAGGGCGTTGCGGTTCGGGTCGTACTGGGCGTTCTGGACCGAGCCGAGTGCGAGCTGAAGGGCCTCGCGACCGTTGTAGGACATGTGGTTTCCAATCTGTGTTGTTGAGTTAGCTTACTTGCTACTGACTCACGATAGTTAGCTTACCTAGCTGTGTCAAGTCGGAATCTGGGGCAATCCGACAGTGCCCGCGCACATGGCGAAGGCCCGAGTGCTTTCGGTTGCTGTATCGCCTCGACAGGCACAGCTCCTACTTCTCGGGCCTTCTCATCCACCGGGCCAGTACGCGCCACCGGAAATCTGAGGCCAGCATAGCTCGAAGCCGTGCCGGAATGGGAAAGGCCCCGCTACACCACGCCCATCCTTGCGGTCAGGGTCGAGTCTCCAGCGGGGCCTTCCGCTCGTTGGGGGCTACGGTTACCCCTTTCGCCTCCCCGTGCCGGGAACTGACGAGCTGTGCGCGCTGCTTGCAAGCTTCACCCCACCAGCCTTCTCCCCTTTGCGAGGGGCGGTACCGGCTCTGTGTTAGCGCGCGATAGTTAGCTTACCGGGGCTTTTCGTCGGATGCAACTCACACCCCAGTATGGAATCAAGTGGACGAATCAGGCGTACAACATCGTTTTGACAAGCTTATGTCAATCCCAACCGGGACATCGAGCAAGGCAAACAGAAAGAAGTACGTCATGAACACTGCAACTGTTACCACCCCCTACGCCTCACCCTTCTCCCCCGCCTACACGAGTGAGATCGAGGGCAACGAACACTACCGTCCTACCCTTTGGAACGACTCGCACGACGCATTCAAGCGTGGCATGGTCCCCAGCTATGGGGCAGCGCGCAAGGTCTGGCACGAGGCACAGTGGCTCGACGTGCTGCACGACGCCTATGCCGAGAAGGCGGCGCGTGAGGGACAGGCATCCCCTGTCGAGCTGTCGGCCCATGAGCGCGACGTGGAAGCGGCACGGCGACAGGCCGAGGCTCTCGGCGCGACCTTCGCACAGCGCGAGAAGCTTCGCGCCATCGTGACCGAGCGACGGGATGCACAGGCCGCACTCGCCACGGCACAGGAGACGATCAACGAGCTTCGCACCCGTGTCTCCCAGCTCCAGAACGAGCAGATCACGGACGGCAGTGACCACCGACTGACTGAGTTCTGGGAGCGTGCCGCACAGAAGGCCAGCGATGAGAACTACTGCGGTGAGTACGACCGCATGGCCGAGTTGCTCGGTGGCCCCGGTCGCGTCAAGACCTACGACGTAACTACGCGAGTCACTATCGAGATCACCGTGCAGGTTGAGGCTCGCAGCGACGACGATGCCGTCGAGCAGGTCGATGACTTCGATCACGTCGAGATGGAACGCATCATCGGCAACCTGTCGTACTACGACGTGAACATCGAAGAGATCGACGCACGAGAGGCCAACGAGAGCAACTAGCAAAGGAGGGCACAGGCCCCCGTCCATTTCCTCACCCGAGGGGGAGTGGCCGGGGGTTTTCCCGTTCCGGCATGGAATCAAGTGGACTAACTCACTCCTGCTGACATTTCAGTGTCAATCGTGGTATCAGGTGAGGTTGGGATCGAGTGGACTAACTGCCTGCCGAGCTGGCTTATGGTACTGGGAAATTTCACGACTTGAACCGGTGAGTTGTGGGGCTTGAGCACCATGCACTGTGAGTAGCTCACTGGCCCTAGTAGTCATCCTTGTGGCCCGCTCGTGGCGCTGCCCCCGGAAGGCCCGCAGGGGCCGAGAGGGGGTAGCAGCGCCACAGGGCCACAAGTACAGAGTCTCTCTCCCCTGTACGCGTCCTTGACGTGACGCTACAGGGGAGA